AACACCTGTTGAATATCCATACCAACATTAGTAGGTAATTGAGATACATCATAAACAACTGCCTTACCACCTGAACGCGCCATAGCAAGTTCTATTTGGTAAACGACAATATTATAAAGCATTTGTATATTGTCAAGTAAATCAACTAATGATGCTGTTGCTCCAGTGGTATTACCTTTAATGCAACCAACATATGATAATGGAGTTTTACCTGGATCGTCAATACTTCTTACTTGATTGTCTCGTCTTCTTGCATTAACTAATATCTTACCACCAATTAAAGTAGCTTCCCATACATCGTCCACCCATTTAGTTTCAACTGTTTCTCCTTTTCTTTTTCTATATGTATCTTTTACCATTTTTCTAAATGGTCTAGAAGGATCGTATTTATTATCAGAAAGTTTAAATTTAATAGCACGTAAAGATTTCCACTCACAACTAACCACTCTAATTCTAGCTTCTCTACCATGAGCAATATCCACCCATTCAAAGCTACTATTATAATTAGACAAATCGCCCCCAAGATATAAGTTTCTCATTTTGTCTAGCTCTAATAAATCATCAGTGGTTAAACTGTCCTTGTACTCGTCATTAATCTCGTTAATAGATAAATGTCTTTCTTCTCCCACCCAAGTAGCCTCATCTAAATAGTCTGAATGAAAAGAATCGTCAAAAACTATATTTCTAGGGTCTATTCTTCTAGCGTGAGGGTCTCCGTTTTGTATATTAACTTTATAGAATTCTTTACCAGTTATAAGTAAATCTCTAAATCCTTCTTTAAATACATCTTTAATATTATATCTATTAGTAACATACTCTAAACCATCCTGAGCCGTTTCCTCTATCATCTCACGATAATTGTATTTCATATAAGTTTCAATGTCTTCAGGAACAGGCATTCCTTGTCCTTCTGACAAAACATCAATATTCATTTCTTCTTGCATTTCAGCATGAAATTCTTGCAAAAGACTCTTCATCATTAAACCAACCTTATGATCATGTTTTCTAATAACAGCATCTTTATTAACTGTAGTCACCTTCATATCAATAGGTCTTCTTAACTCTTCACCAATTAATAAATCAATTTTAGGGGCTATAATAGGATAGTTTACAAGCCTAGCTGGATATGTTAATCCATACTGCTCTGTAATATAAGCGTAGTCACCTTGAGTTAAAACACCATTATATATTTGGTAGTTTCTAATATCTTTTGCTCTTGAAGAATAATGAGTTCCTCCTTCTGCCCCCATATAGCTAGTTACAGCTGTTAAAACTTGTCTGCACCAATCTTGAGTTTTTTCTTTTTCAGAAACTACCATTGAAGGCATTGATTTGTATCTATTTTCCATAATGTTAATTTATTTGTAATGGGACTCCATCGTAGCCCATCTTATAATATTTAAAACCTATATCTTTTACTTCTGCCTCCTTTTCACTAGCCTGCATTCTATAATTATCTATATTATGAATTAAACACAAACCAAAAGCCATAGCGCGGTCAGTATTTTGTAATCCATAATTAGCAAGCTCATCTATTAAATCTAAGAACCATATATCCTGAGCGCTCTCTCTTAAATAATCGTCTATCAAATCTTCCATTAAAGATTTAACTTGCTTATTCATATGCACACCATACCTATTTCTAGTTTTTGTACCAGGGTTGTGTGCGGACTCTGGTTTTTCTTTTAAATACTTTAATGCACTCATACGTTTAAAGTAATCTAAAATACCTATTTTAGTATATTCTACCAACATTTTTGCGTTATAATATACTGCAAGCTTTAAACATCCATCCCAAAAATCTTCTTTTTTCTTAGGTCTGTCTGTATACTCAGCAATTACATAATCGCTTGACATATCAGTATTTGCAAATCTACGATAAATTATCGCACTACCCAAAGAATCTGACGCTCCAGCTTGATCTTGGTCATAAGAGTCAATACCTCCAATGTCTAAATTCTTATAATCTGGTTCAGGATGAGTTAATATTTTATAGGGCCCTGTAGGGTGTGGCCTCCATTTTACAGTTGGCTCTCCTTTTCCTAGCTCCCAGTCTAAGTATCCTTTTTGTATTTGACTTCTATGATCTTTACTTGACAATATTCTTGACCTTTGTGCGTTTAATAAAGCAATATCAAATCTTGCTGAATGGGTGTTTAGGAATGCCTCCTCTACAGTTAACGGATAATTTTGTATATGTAAATTATATGCCTCGTTATCTCCAGACTTTTGGATATCCTCTCTGTCTGTTATAAGTTTCTCTCTTGCACCTTTCTCATCTTCTTTTCCAGAATTTATATCAAAGAATCCATAATAAGCTTTTGACGCTGGAATAAATACAGGTATTAGATTATAAGCGTCATGACTATAATACATATCCATAAAATCTTTAGATGCTTTAGATATATCTCCCCCTGTACCCCCAACAATAGGAACTCCAAACTGAATATCACCATCCATAAAACAAGCTTTAGATGACATGTATGCGTTTTTAAGTTTCTTAAATTCTCCAGCCTCTTCAAATATCATAAGTGAAACCCTTTCTCCTTTAAAAACTTCTGGATTATCCATTGTTCTACATATAATGTTAGATTGATATCCACCTATCTCCCACTTACCATCTTTGTTCTTTTGTTTATATCCAGATCTCATTATACCATCAGTGTCTTTGAGTACAGAGTGTTTAAAGTTAGGGTGTATACCGTTAAGACCTTTTCTAGTTTTATCAAAGAATGCGTCAGCTGTAACTTGTAATCCTGCTGCTACGCCAACATCATTAAAGGGATAAAATGTATATTCATGAGCTACAGCTCCAGAATTCATATAAGAGAACCCCTTGTCTCTGGCTTTAATAACAATCATGCCCTTACCTTCTTCTTTACAAACTTCTATAGTGTCAAAGTATTCATGATCCATAGTTCTGTACCAGGGATGTATAAGTGTCTTACGATTACCAGAAGTTCCATCATTACCAAGTATCATATAATAGTTAAGATAAAAATAATACTTACCAGATATTTTTTTCATGCCTTTAGGCTTAAACCCATTCATACAGCGATCAGTTTCTTTAGCCCAATATTCCTGATAAGCAACAGAATCAGTATTCAAGTCTGGATGTCCATTATTAGGAACGGGGCGATATCTTTGTGGGTCAAACTTAATCTTACCCATACCTTAATCTTTTATTTTTTCCTAAACCAAACATACCAGCATTTTTTTCTTTTTGTTCTAACTTAGCATGATACCTATCTCTTAAGTCTACACCATGTAGTTCAATAGACATATCATTATATTTATTAGCCTTATCTAAGTCAGCTTTATTGTAATACTTTTTATAAGAATTAAATAAATACTGTAAATCGTATTTTCTTTTTTTAGCCATTAACTATGTTGTGGTCTATATCCGCTTGTAGACGAAGGCATTTTACATCCGTCATTACAGTTCCATTTACGTAAAGATTTATTAATTCTAGAATTAGGATCTCTTTTTTTCTTAGTACCAGTGAGTTTCTTTTTCATTCCACTCATTCTTGCACAGAAAGATGCTTTCCTAGATTTTCTTTTACCTGTAGGCTTGCTTTCAGTGACAGGAGCTTTTACGCCAGCACTCTTACGACCTTTAGCGTTTAAACCACCAGAAGGACTTTTGCCTTCTTTTCTTTGCCAAACTGGAGTACTAGGCATGACTAATCGTGTTGCATTCTACCACCATGACCATACTTCATTTTCATGCCATGTTTAGCTTTTTTCTTAGCACCAACTATTCTATCAGCAGCAGTTGCTTTAGGATTGTTATCATATCCAGCTTTTACGCTTAACATACCAAACTCACCACCCTTACCATACTTAAGCATTTTACCACCACCAGCATAGTTTTTCATTTTCATACCACCATATGCTTTTGCAGTTTTAGCAGCATCTTTAAAGTCTTGCTCAGATGGAGCACCAGCATCTCCTTTTTTTCTCATTGTTGCGCCACGCTTTCTTTTAGCATGTATATTCGCATATAAACCTTTCTTTTTCATTTTTTTATTATTTATTAGTTATTACATTTCTTTAATTTCCTTTCTTCTTTCCAAGAAAGATAATCCTTTATCTCCAGCTATCTTTTGCCTTTCTCCCCGTCTATCAATAGCGTCTAGTAACGACTGTCTTGTTTTTAATATCTTTTCTACTCCTATCATTAGTTTCTGTAGCATCTCTGCATTCTCTTCATCTAGGTGCATACCATCAATAAGAGCAGTAAACTGATTAATCTTTTTGTTAAAAGCTATAAGTTGTTCGTCTAATGGATCAAACTGTAATTCATTATACTTATCACATGCAACCTTTAACGCAGCATCTTTAGCTCCCTTCCAGTTATAGGTATCATACAGATCTTTAGAAACAGCCTTAACTCTTTCACTTTCACTATAATGCCTATATGGGCTTTCATAGTCGTAGACTAGTGCAACCCATTTGAGGGCCGTAGGCCCGAATTTTTCTTTTTTGATGAGTGTAAGAAATTCTGGAACCCCAGTAACTCCGTCATCATCTTTAAATATGTCCCCCTTCCTGTTTAGCTTAAGTAAATACATTACTTCATATATTTAAGTTTTACCTTAAACACGTATCTTGATTCGTCTAAATTGTCAACATTAAAATCATTTATTATAGCTTCAATATAATAATGTGGATTAGATTCTATTGCCCAATTTGTTTTCATAATTTTAAATCCGTGTCTTTTTGCCCTCTGCTTTATATCGTTTTCTTCTTCAATAAGTTCTTCTAAACTATCAAATATCTTTTCAAGATAATAAAAATTACCTTTACTATATATCTTTCCTAAGTCTGTGTCTAGTTTTCTCATTTTACTAAAGATGATTTTTGAGTTCCAAATATATCATTTAATATATCATTAACCTTTGGAATATTATTTATATTGTTAGAGTCAGCCAAATAAGGAGCCATGTTCTGCTTAAACATTAACTCTTCTTTTTTTGCTTTTATTGCTTCAGTGGAGTCTTTATGCACCATACTCTTGTTAAATAACTCTAATTTATCTTGTGCCTTATCTGTTCCAGCCCAATGGTTATTCATCCAAAAGTTTCCTGTAGATTGATTTCCAGACCATAATTGACTAAAGTCAGAAGTTGGATGCTCTCTATGATAACCTAAGAATAACATTTTTTGTTGATCAGCATTAAGGCCGCTTACATCAACACTCTTTGTTCCTTCCCATAGCTCTCTTAGCCACTGCGGAACAAACTGATTGTTTCTTTCTAAATAGTTAACGGTTCTATTAACTGCTAAGTTACCTCCTTTATTTTCTCCTACTTCAAACTGAAACAAACCTCTACCTGGTCCTCCTCCTTTTTGTTTTGCAGAAGTACTCATTCTTTGCTCTGGACCTGTTTCGTGATATGCAATATAATCCATAAGTTGATTATACTGTTGAGGTGTACCTCCTTTATCGCTTATGATAAGTTGTAAAAATTCGTTTAGATCTATTTCGTTCATTAGAACCTACCGCCATTAGTATATCTTTTTCTCATTTTCATACCATAAGCAGCTTTAGGATAATTTTCTGGATTACGCTTTCTATGGTCGTATCCCTTTTCTTTCATATCCAAATGGTCTTGTAGTTTGTTAGCCATGTATCCTTCACCTGTCTTAGGGTTATACATCATGTGTGGTTTAAATTTACCACCCTTAGCCATCATCATAGCTCTCTTATTCATAGCGTTAGCAACTAT